CTGAAGCAGTCACCTATTGTGATGTTAATGATGAATATGGTGTTGCTTATGGTAATTTAACAGGTTTATTAATTGAAGCTGTTAAAGACCAAAATAAAATAATAGAAAAACAATCGGATGAAATTAAAGAATTGAAAGAAATTTTAAATAATTTAATACTTAATATTAAAGGATAAACTATGGCACTTATAAGAGATTACGAATTACCAGGAACTGGAGTAACTGTACCAAACGCATATCATGTGGTTACAAATGTTGCAATTGAAAAAAGAATGGCGGATATACAACCACCACCAGACCCAACTAGACCGGATGGTCTTACTATGGGTGGTCGTGAGGAAGGTAAAGAAGTTTATTGGGCGGCCGGATATGTAGCAACTATATCTGTAACTGTTTGGAAAGATAAAGCAGCTAGAGATGCTGATGCAAAACCAATTGGATTTGTTGGAGTAAATGCAGGGGATAACAAATATGGTGTAAGTATTGGAACGGCTGGAATGGACCATTATTGTAGATTTATATTAGAAGTTCCATCTACATTAAATCATATGGAACAATCATATAGACATCTTTTAACTACAAATTATTACAGTGGTTCGGTTGAAATTTAAATAATAATATATTTATAACATATAAACAAAAAATTATGGGATTAACATACGATTGGAAATTAGTAGGACTTAAAAAACAAAACACAGAAGGATTATCTGATGTAATTGTTGGTACTACATGGAAATTAACAGGTACTGATGTAGATGGTAATAGTGGTATATTCAATGGAGCAACTCCGTTTGAAATACAAGACCTTAATGGTGATGGCTTTGTAGATTATAGAGATTTAAGCGAAGAATTAGTATTGGGTTGGATAAAAAATCATGTAAGTGGTTCATCACCATCAAACTATATGAATCATATCAATCAACAAATACAAAAACAAATTGATTATGTGAAATATGCTAGAGTTGATGTAAATGAAATTGATTTACCTTGGTCACCAACATCTGGTAGTGCTACACCAACACCTCCGGATATTGCACCAACAACTTAATAATATTTAAATATTTTTATTGTGAAATGTCCAAAGCACTTATTTATAAACAAATTTGTGTTTTGGACATTTTCTTTATATTTATATAGGTAATATTGTATATACTCAATATTAGCATTTAAAAACAATATAATCGGAGAAATAAAATGGCAGAAAGAATCGTATCACCCGGCGTATTTACAAGAGAAAATGACCTATCCTTCTTAGCGCAAGGAGTAGGACAAATTGGAGCAGCATTCGTAGGACCTTTTAAACAAGGACCTGCATTCATTCCAACTATTGTAAGAAGTCAATCAGAATTCCAACAAATTTTTGGAACACCTGATGGAACATATTATACTGAATATGCAGTACAAAACTACTTAAGAGAAGCTGGAGCAGCAACTATTGTAAGAGTTGGAGGAATTAATGGATATAAACAAGTAAAACCTTTAGGTATTTTGATATCAGGTTCTACTAATGGAACTTCCCAAAAATTAATCTCTACATTACATTCAACTGCATATGGATTAAAAGATGTAGGATTTATACAAGCAGAAACTACTATTACAAGTAGCGCTACTATACCTGGTTCATTTGTAATATCTGGTTTGATAAGTTCTGGTTCAGCCGCAGCAAGTGTATCTGCATCAATTTTAGCAACAGCAACAAATGATGTAGCTGATGTATTTGGTGAATCTCCATTTGGTGCTAAAGCCGCATACGCTTATACATTCTTTGAAAATATAGCAACTTCATTTACTGGTTCATCCGATATAATTGGTAATAGAGCATCTGCTTCTTTACTTTATTTACCTGACCAAAATTTTGAATATGATGCTCAAGAGGCATCTACTCCTTGGGTTGTATCTCAATTAGTAAGTGGTGAAAGATATCAACTTTTCCGTTTCCATACATTAGGACATGGTACTCCATATAATACTAAATACAAAATTGGTATTTCTAATGTTAAGGCAGCTGGGCAAGATAGTTCAACGGATTATTCAACATTCTCTGTAACACTTAGAAGTTATGGTGATAGTGATAAGAAAGCTTCTATAATTGAATCATTTGGTAATGTAAACTTAGACCCATCATCTCCTAGATATATTGCTAGAGTAATTGGCGACAGATGGTTTACAATTGATGATAATGGTAAGATTACTGAAAATGGTGATTACTCAAATAAATCAATTCACTTTAGAGTTGAAGTATCTGAACCGGGTTCATTCCCAATATCAGCAGCACCATTTGGACATGGAGCATATACAAATCCAATAGCAACTAATAACTCAACCGAAGCATCATATGTACCAGCGGTAATTTACCAAACTGGTTCAGCAAATAACACAACAACTTCTACTGTATATTATAGTGGTATGAACTTTGATACGGCTGGTGTAGCTGGAGATAATTCAACTTATTTAAATCCAATTCCTAACGGAGCAGTTGCGGGAGCAAATACAGCATTCTCATTTGATTCTCAATTGAGTTATGTTATGACTGGTTCAGCTGGAGCTGATTTAGTTAAGAGACAATTTATTTTAGGTTTCCAAGGTGGTTTTGATGGTGTATCTCCAACTGTAAAAATAGCATTAGCTGGTGATGATGGATGGGGAGCAGCAAATACACAAGGTTTAAACTGTTCTAAATCAACAGCATCTGGCTCTTTAGGATATTCAAAAGCAATTAACGCTTTATCTAATCCTGATGAATATGATATTAACTTAGTATCAATGCCTGGTATTAATAGAGAATTACATCCTGCAATCGTTACTAAAATGATTGATATGGTTGAAAATAGACAAGATTGTTTCTATATTGCTGATTTTACTGATTATAATTCTTCAATTACAACAGCAACTGAACAAGCGCAAGCAGTAGATTCAAACTACGCAGCTTGTTACTATCCTTGGATGAAAACAATAGATTCTAACACAAACAAACTTACAACTGTACCTCCATCTACATTATTACCAGCGGTATTCGCTAGTAGTGATAGATTATCAGCAGAGTGGTTCGCACCGGCTGGTTTGAATAGGGGTGGTATTACTGGAGCAGTTAGTGTATTGAATAGATTAACACACGCTGAAAGAGATATCCTTTATGAAAATAAAGTAAACCCTATCGCAACTTTCCCTGGACAAGGTATTGTAGCATTTGGACAAAAGACATTGCAAGATAGAGCATCTGCTTTAGATAGAATCAATGTTAGAAGATTGTTAATCACTATGAAGAAGTTCATAGCATCTACATCTCGTTACTTAGTATTTGAACAAAATACAACTGAAACTAGAGCAAGATTCATTAACACTGTGACTCCTTATTTAGAGGGTATCCAACAAAGACAAGGTTTGTACGCATTCAATGTTGTAATGGATGAATCTAATAACACACCGGATGTAATTGATAGAAACATATTAGCTGGAGCAATATTCCTTCAACCAACTAAGACTGCTGAATTCATAGTAATTGATTTCAACATCTTACCAACTGGAGCATCTTTCTCAGCATAATACGAAAATAAACAAAGTAGATATTTATTAATATAAAATAAAACGGAACAAAAATGGCAGATAATATATTAAATTATACCCAAATGATAGCGGATACCTTCGAACCGAAGATGAAAAACCGCTACTATATGGAAATGACAAGTGTGGGTATTCCCGCATATATGGTTAAAACAGCAAACAGACCAGAAATAAATTTTGAAACTGTAAAAATAGACCATATCAACGTTTATAGAAAATTAAAGGGTAAAGGTGAGTGGCAGGACTTAAATATCACTTTATATGACCCAGTAGTTCCTTCAGCAGCTCAATTAGTAATGGAGTGGGTGAGATTATCACATGAATCAATTACTGGTAGAGATGGATACGCTGAATTCTATAAAAAGGACATTAGTTTTTATATGTTAGGTCCTGTTGGTGATAAGGTTGAACAATGGACTTTAAAAGGAGCATTTATTACTAAAGCTTCTTTTGGTGAATTGGACTTTTCTAACACAAATGAACCAGCAACAATCGATTTGACATTAACATACGATTACGCAATTCTTGAATATTAATATTCAAAAAAACATAAAACTAAAGGGGATACCAAAATATCCCCTTTTTTATGCTTTCTAATTTTTTAAAAACTATGTATTTATATATACAAACTTAAACAAAGTAAAGTTATGAATCAAAAACAATTCGATTTCCCAACAGAAGTGTTGGATTTACCATCAAAAGGTAAATTATATCCAAAAGAGCATCCTCTATCTTCTGGACAAATTACAATAAAATATATGACAGCAAAAGAGGAAGATATACTTTCTTCTACAAACCTAATTAAAAAAGGAATTGTATTGGATAAGTTATTTGAATCAATTATTGTTGATGCTGTTAATATAGATGATATTTTAGTAGGTGATAAAAATGCAATCGTATTAGCAACAAGACTATTAGGATATGGTCCTAACTATAATATTTCATTTTATTCATCTAAAGCAGGAAAATCTATTGAAACAACAGTAGATTTGGCTCAAATTAAAACAAAGGATGTTGATTATTCTAATTTTGGAAATCAAAATGAATTTCAATTCACAACACCTACTGGTAATACATTAGTATTTAAATTACTTACACATGGTGATGAGAAGTTAATTGATAAAGATATAACAGCATTAGAGAAAATGAATAAAGATGGTTCGTATGAAATTACAACTAGATTAAGATATATGATTAAAAGTGTGGATGGTAATTCAGATTTAGGTCATATCAATAAATTCATTAATAACTCATTTTTAGCAAAAGATAGTAGAGCATTCAGAGAACATATTAAAAAAATCTCTCCAGATATGAACATGACATTTACATATGTACATGAAGATGGAGAAAGTGAGGTGGCGCCTATTCCAATGGGCGTAGGGTTTTTTTGGCCTGGCGATGAATCATAGTCTATTACTCCACACTCAAATATTTGAAATGGTGGAGTATAGTAATGGTTTTTCGATGATGGAATTGTACAAAATGCCAACCCATCTTAGGAGATTTTATTATAATAAATTAGTTGAATCGAAGAAAAAAGAAAACGAAGATACTAAAAAAGCACAATCTTCCAACGCATCTAAAGTTAGGATTAAGAGATAACCACTCTTATTCCTAACTTTTTTCTTTTATTAGATATTTATAGATTGAATAACTATAAACAAACGAAGATGGCATCACATTATAAAATAAGAAAATCTAAATTAAAAGAATTTTTTGGATTGTTTACTAAAAAGAGAACACCTGAAAAACTTCAAAAATTGATTGATAAAGACCCTGTCTTACAAAAGTTAAAGGCTGATGTAGATAAATTAAACTACAAATATAAGCCGGAAATTGATAAATTAAAAAATGATAGACCTGAAATGTTCAGAATGTTTCAGGATTGGGGGTTGATACCAAATGATTATAACTAATGGATAAACTATCAGATAGTGCAGAAGAGCTTAGGTTAGAACTTCTTAGAGAAATTGAGGAAACTAATCAGCGTATTGAGGAGCAAAACAAAAAGGCTGCGATAGTTGGTGCGGAAGAACGTAAAAGACTTGAAAAGAGAATTGAGAAAGAGAAGGAAAAGCTAAAGATTTTACAAAAACAAGCAGAACCATTAGAGAAACAAAATACATTAGCTGAAGAATATGAAGATTTACAAGATTCTTTAGGAACTTCTTTTACAAAATTAAACATTAATGCTAGAAAATTAATAACTACAAATAAAGTAGGAGGTTCTGCATTTGCTTCTCTTGCTAAAGATATTTTAGATTTAAAAGAACAACAATTCGGATTAAGCGATGATGAGTTAAAAATTAATCAAAAAAAATTAGAACTATATTCAAACCTATATACATCTATTACAACTCAAGCGGAAGAAGCAGCTAAAGTAAAAGATGAAATTTTAGGTCAAAATGATGCAGCTAATAGAAGACTTAAATTTGAAGAAAGTATTGCTAGTTTAGGACCTGCTGAACAAAAAAAATTAAAAGATTTATTTCAATTAAATGAAAATTTAATTCAACAAGAAGAACGATTAAATCAAATAAAAGAAGAAGGTAATAGATTATATGAAAAACTTCCAGGTTTTCTTCAAGATGGTGTTGATTTGGCCAAAGATTTAGGTAAAGGATTGATGTCGGGAATGTTACCACTTGTATTGATAGGATTATTATTAGCAGCAGCTGTAGATTCATTTACAGAATTATCGGCAGCATCTAAAAAGTTTAGAGAAGAAACTGGAATAACTGCATCTCAATCAAAAGATTTAGATAATCAAGTTAAAAAGATTAGAAATAATTTTTCTCAATTAGGAATAGCGGCTGATGATGTATATGATACGATTAGTGCACTAAAAGGAGAATTTGCTGATAACGCTAGATTATCCGAAGCATTGGTATCATCAATGACTGTATTAAATAAAAACTTTGGAATTGCTCAAAAAGATGCAGCCAAAGTAAGTATGATAATGCAGAGTATGGCTGGGTTATCTGCGGAAACTGCACAAGGAGTTTCACAGCAAGTAGCTCAAATGGCAAATTTAGCTGGCGTAGCTCCATCGCAAGTATTTGCGGATATAGCTGAATCAGCTGAAAGTACTTATACCTATTTTAAAGGTGATGTTAATTTAATAGCTAAGCAAGCTATTGAAGCTAGAAGATTAGGTACTACATTAAAAGATGTATTAAAAACAACCGAAGACCTTTTAGATTTTGAAAATGGAATTGAGAAAGAATTAGTAGCTGCAACATTTGTTGGAGGTCAATTTAATTTATCGCAAGCAAGAGCATTAGCATATGCTGGTAAAAACGTAGATGCTCAGAAAGAAATATTAAAACAGGTTGAAAGAAGTGGTAGATTTGCTGACCAGGATATGTTTACTAAAAAGGTATTAGCAGATGCGGCAGGTATGACAGTAGAACAACTTACTAAGCAATTACAAATCCAAAAACTATTATCAGGCCTTACCGATGATGAATCTATAAAAGCACAACAAGCAATAGATAAAGGGTTGGATATAACCAATCTAACACAAGACCAATTGATGAATAAAACCAAAGAATTAGCCGCTCAGCAAGAAATCGCTGATAAGGTTACTCAAATGGAAAACTCATTTAAAGGAATAGTTGCATCTCTTGGTACTGCACTTTTACCATTGATGGAAGGGTTAGCACCTTTAGTTACTATGATAGCTGAATCACTTGGATTTGTATTTAAAGTATTAAATTTTATACCTGGTGTGTTTCCGGCAATTATAGCAGGATTAACCGCAATGTGGTTAATGACTATGAAAGTTGCTATTGCTGCTAAAATGGCAGCAATTGCTAAAGTATGGAGTGCATATGGGGCAATGCCTTTTGTTGGTGTTGCTTTAGCGGCTGGAGTTGTTGCGGCATTACTATCATCTATGGGTAAAGCAAAAAGTGTTGGTGATGTAATGTCACCTGCTGATGGTAGAACTCAAATATCTACAAAAGAAGGTGGGTTATTAAATCTATCTCCAAATGATGATTTAGTGGCAGCGCCTAATATAATTGAAAATTTAAATGCAGCATCTAACATTGGAAAAATGTCATTATCGCCAAATAATACAGGTAATGCTGGGGCTTTTAGTGGAATTGATACTTTAGTAAATGAAATGAAAGCATTAAGACAAGAGTTTTCAAATAAATCAAATAATGTTTATTTAGATGGACAAAAGGTTACAAGTGGTATTGTTTTAGCATCTGAAAAGAGTAGTAGAAACAATTTTTCATACGGACAAAGAAAATAAGATATGCCAAGTTTAGAAGAATTATTTAAAGAAAGAAAAAATCCATCAGGCCCAAATACTGGAAAAACGGCAAAAGAAATATATGCGCCCCAAGATAGTAAAAGAATTGTCCCTATTACATCAACCAGTTATGCAATTAATAAATTAAATAATGCTACAATATCTGGAAAACCGGCTGGTGGTTTAGTTGGCGATATTTTAAGTGGATTTGATGTTTTGCGTAATATGAACAAATTGAGGAATACTAGAAGTATAAAATTATCAGAAACTTTAACCGAACAAGAAGAAGTGGGTTTGAAACAATTCCAAAACTTCGCAAGGCCTGTATTATATGGATTAGATTTTCCTAGAATTACAAATCAAAATACACAAACTTTATTGGTAATGAAAAGGGCGGTTGATGAAGGGGCTGCAGGTGGTCTTGATGATGTAATTGGGCAAGCTGTTGGTAACTACGCCGGAGATGCTATGGCTAATTTATTTAATAATGGAAAAAAAGCAACACTACCACCAAAGCCTGATTTAACACCATTAGCATTGAATGCAATATCTGATGTTGGTAGTAGATTATTGGGTTCTATATTACCCGGCCCAATGATTCCAAGTAAAGTAGCGGAAGAATTTGCAAAAGGATATGATTCTAATAAAGAAGATTATATAAGTGAATATGATACTAGAAAAAAAATAATTAATTTAAAAAATAAAGATAAAGTACCTGGGTTTGTTAATAATTTACTGAAATCTAATAAAAATATAGTAGCACAAAGTAAAGATTTTTTAATGTCTACCGCTACTAGTGTTGTTTCTGGTTTATTTAAAGCAGGTGCAAGTTTGTTATTTAAAAAAACAATAAATGCAATAGGTAGTGATAAGTTTTCGTATATGATATTGGGACCTGAACGTGCGAAAAAATCAGACCCTAATATACCAATACAAGCTAAACAATGGTATTCCAAAAAACCATATGGTAGAACATTAATAAATTCAATACAACCTGATAATTTAGCATTTCAAAAAGATATGGAAGGTCGTTTTAGACGTCACAGAATGGAAGGACTAATATCTAAAAATGCAATAACAGTAACTACGCCAGAACAAATAGAAAATCCATTAACAGGTGAACCAGAAATGAATGGTGGCGGCTATACTTTAAATGGTGTGAATGGTACACTAACAATGAATGGAGTATTAGAAAAAATGATACCTGATAGAAAATTATATTCAAGTGTACATAATAACGAAATGAAAGACACTATATTTTTGAATAAAGGTATTGGTTCAATAGGTGATTTTTTAAATATGAGTGACAACATAATGCATCTTGGTACAACTGCGTTAGATGCGCAAAAGAAATCTTTTGATGAATATGATTTTGTAGCACTTAAATTTTATAGTGAATATAGTGGAAAAACACTACAATTTAGATGTACGGTTAGCGATTTACAAGAAACATTTACACCAAGCTGGGAGCCTAATAAGTTTATAGGAAACCCATTTAATTCATATACATATGGTGGTGTTGAGAGAAGCTTAACATTTAAATTCAAAGTATTTTCTATGAATTTATCTGAACATCAAAAAGCATGGAGAAGATTGAACGCATTAGCAGGTATGGTATATCCACAGGGATATAAAGGAGAAGTTAATGCAGTTGCTCCACCTATAATAGCAATAACATTAGGTAGTATGTATGATAAGCGAAATTGCTTTATAGAAAATATGACATTTAGTGTTGATGAAAATACTCCATGGGAAATTGGTCATAATGGACAATTACTAAATGGCGCAATAGCGGCATCTGATTGGAAAAATAATGGTGGTATAATTGGATATAAATACGATTTTGACCCTAATGTATCTCCAAAAGATTGGATATTACCTATGATAGTAGACGTAGATATTACTGTTAAATTTATTGAAAGTAAATCAACTGTATATAATACGGAATATGAAAATGGTCATACTCTATATGATTATTTAAATCCAAAAATTGTAGCACCTTAATAAATTTATGATATGGGAAGTATATTAACTGGATTAGCTACTCCAATAAAAATTGGGACTATAACAGATGATTTTAAAAAATCATTGAATACACTCCCTTCGCAGGGGATTAAATTAACAAAAAACGCTTTATCAAATACCATTTCTAATCGTGCCGCTGATAGTAGAATATACAATGTAACGCCAACATCTGGTGTAGGATTATCCGAAGAAGATGCAAAAAGCGCAAAAATATGGAATGCATTAGTACCGGTAAACGATGGTGGTGGAATTGAAATTAAAAATACATATGGTGAGGGTATATGGGCGCCAGTAGGAACTAGTTATAATGAGGCTGCATCTTTTTTAGGGGCCCCATCTCATGTGGGAGCAGGATTGGCGGCCGGTAAAGCTTTGTTTAGTATGTTTGATGTAGTAGTTACCGGTGGAAATGGAGGTAAGATAGTACGATTTGGTAAGGGAATATCAATGACGGCAAATCAAGTTAAAGCAGCTACATTAGTTCCTAGAATTTTTTCAACCGCAGCGTATTATAATTATAAAGGACAGGATATTTTATCATCATTTTTAACTGCAACTGGGCAGAATATTAATATCCTCACTTTGTATCGTTTAAAAGGTATCCTTCCTGGTAAAGTGGGGTCTGTTATATCGCATACAAGTCATGACTTGTTTACAGCTGTAAAAGATTTAAATATACTTGGTGCTACAACACAAAGGTCTATCTTTACGCTTAGGAATTATATAGATAAATCCTCTAGTCTTACAAGGTATAAAGCAAGAGGTAGTAAATTACAAACAATTAAGTTTACGCTAAATCCTGATAAAGTGATTGGTAATGTTGGAATATATGAGGGACTTAAAGAAATAGCCTCTCCATATAGCTTTTTTGCAGGAAAATTTGGAATGAGTAATGATGTGTATTTAGAAAAAGCAAAGACATTTGAAAACAATTTTGATGTTATTAATGCAGCAGCTATGAGTGCTTATGATGGTCAATCTAGCAAAGACTATAGAAAACAATATGGCGGCACATTTATGAAATTACTTAAGAATGCTGAAGAATATGAGCAAGCATCCGATAGTTACTCACCTGAAAAAAATTTTAGAAAAAGACAAGATGAAGTTCACAAAAAGGGATATAATGTATATGGGTATGTATCCAAAACGCTAGAAAGTGGGGCTGCTGAAATTGATGACCAAATTAGAGTGAATCGATATACTATAATTAATGCAAATTCGATGACAGAAAATTTTTGGAAAATGGGAGAATATGGTATGGTTTTTAAAGCTTTACCTGGAGTACTTGCACTAAATACTGCACTATCAACGGCCAATGCAGTATTAAATGTTGGTAACTTCGCAATAAATACAGGTATAGCTATAAAAGAACCAGTTGATGATTTACTTAATTACGCATATATTAATGCACAAATTATCGATAATAATATAACCCAATCTGCTAAAGCTTTAAAAACTTGGTGGAAAACGGGTAAACTTCCTGCTAAAAAAGAGGTAAAAAAAGAAGAAAAACCACTTGCTGCCGTAAGTCATACTTTATTCGTACCTGCATATATAAATAAAAATCCTGGAAGTGATATGATTTCTAATGATTTAAAGTATATTAGACGAAATATTCCTAAAGATGCTCTATTGACTGAAGCAGAAGTTACAGCAAACAAAGCAACTGGTGCTCTTGTTGACCAGCAAAAAGCTTTACTTAATCAACTAAAGGAATGGGAAGAAAATTTTAAACCAAGCTTTTTTACTAGAACAACTAAAGCAGGGAGAGCTCCTAACGCTAAGGATTTTAAACAGCGTGAACAAATCAATCAACAATATATAGACATAACCAGCTATATAAATAACATTAAGAAGGTTGCGTTGAACGGAAACTTGAAATATGATTATGGTACGAAAGGATTTTTGTTTACTCCACAAATTGGTAAAAACTAATATATATTGATATGAGATACAATAAAAATGCTATTAAAAAAACATTAGATGGTAAGGATGCTTATCAAGCAACTATATTACCAAACATTCCAATAAACGCAATGGATATTACTATTGCAACAGAAACTGGAGATAGATTGGATACATTAGCAAATGAATTTTATGGAGATCCTGGTAAGTGGTGGGTAATTGCATCGGCAAATAATATACATACTGCTCCGATTGGATTTAAAGATGGTACAATTTTAAGAATTCCTGTTGATTATCCACGCTATCTTTAATAAACAATTACAATAATATGTCAACATTTCCAAAATTTACAAAAATAGGAGCAAACCAGTATAATAGTATTACATCCGGTATGACAACTGGACCATATAAAGATAAAAATAGAAATAAAACTTTATCTGGTAAATTTCCTTGGATACGAATTTTTTCTGGAGCAGAGGATGGGTTAATATTACAATCTGCAACTTTAGATGATGAATTAAAAATAGTAGATTCATTTAGAGCAGCTACAACAGTAATGTCAGGAAATAGTGATAGAGGTAGTTATGGTAATCAAAAAGGTAGCGGCCCTATTGGAAAAAACTTTAAAAATAAATGGGTATATCCATCTGTAGCATATCAACGTGGTTTGATAAAAACAAATGGAAATGAAAATAATGATGAAGACCAAGATTGGATATTGAGGCCATCTCCTGTTGTTACAAGTTTAGAAATAAAAGAAGGGAAAGACCATATATCAAGAGTTGGAACATTAATAATAAAATGCTTCTCATTACCTCAATTAGAAGAAATGCAAAGGTATTTTATGGAACCTGGCTTTAGTATATTAATAGAATATGGATGGGGTGATACGGAAGCATTGGCTCAATTAATAGATACAACCGATACCAAAACAATTGTAACACAAGCTGCAGATGATAATTTAGATTTTGATGTATTGCAAAATAAAAGATTTGAATCCTATGGAAACTATGATTCATTTTTTGCATTTATAGTTGGTGGTAGTGTAGCATCCGAAAATGAAAATTTTATAATAACTGTAAATTTAAGAGGTATGCCGGGCTTACCTACTTTTTTACAACAACATAAAAATATAAATATAATAACGGTAAAAACAGACGCCACCACTGGTAAAAAAACAAAAGTAGTATCAAAGTTCCCTTCGGTACGATTATTTAGTATATCCGATATATCAAAGGCAGGCGTTACCGCCCCTGAAGTTGCTGGTAGACGATACAAATATATGTTCAATTTATTACCACCGGAAAGGCAAATTGGCGAAGTCGCAAAAATGGTTACAAAAGCAGTTATGGGTGTTCCAGCCTGGAACTCCAGAGATTTAATTGGATTTGATTACGCAGTGAATAGTGTTGTAAATTCATACAAAACAATTGATAGTTTAGAAAGCGTAGGACAGAGCTTGGGATTGATGAAAGAATTTAAAGTTGGTAGTTGGATTGTTCCTAGAGAAAAATTAGGGTCTGATTACAAATATATAAAGTTTGACTTAGCTATTAGAATTTTAAATGCAAATAATGGTTTAACTACTTATAAAGTAGGAGATAAAGAAATAAATGTAAGAATAAATGCGGATTCCACAATTGGAGCGTTCCCAAAAATATTCTCAACAAATCCGGCTAAATTAATAATACCCGGAAAGATACCTGATTTCTTTACATATTTTTTAAATGATAGTGAAGTACCTGTTGATTCTGTATTAAACAGTGAGTTTGATGCATCTATTGGTACTACATCATTTGTTCAATATACGAATATTCCAACTGGAGTAGATTCAAGAGGAAAGCCTTGGAATTACAAATCATGGCCGGGGTATTTTGAAAAGAGTGGATATCATGGCCAATTGGAAAACCTTTATGTTAATTTTGATGTATTTAGCAAAGCCATAAAAAATTCAGCAAATAAATCAATAAAAGACGTATTGTTAGATATGCTAAACGAAATGTCTGATGCTGTAAATTCTTTTTGGAATTTTCAAATTGTAGAAAGAGTTGGTGAAAATGGAGATATTGAACTTTCGGTTATAGATGAAAATTTTGCAGGGTATTGTGCTATACCAAAAAATAACATACAACTGTTTAGGCATGCTGGTGAACTATCTGTATTTTTAGAAGCCAATTTACAAGTAGATATTCCATCTGAAATGACTAATCAAATAATTTTAAAAAGAGAAAATTATACATCAAATCCAAGTTCACAAGGATTAGATATTGGTGGTATCTTTACTGATAAAAAGGATTTATTTTTTAGTGGAATTGGCTTTACTGATAATACGCCAACTGGTACTGCGCCGGTAGGAGGAAAAACCACAGCTGCTCTTAAAGTAGATTTAGCTGCAAAGGAAGCTCAATTAGCAACATGGAAGGGTACTTTGGTAAAGCAAAAAAATCCAACAGGTTGGAAAGGTAAAGCATGGAGAGCAATTAAAATAGGTTTAGCTAAAGCTGAATTTATTGAATACAGAACTGCAGCCGGTGTTTTGGTTTTTACAGACTATATTAATTATAATCCCGGTATAATTGAGGCTACTAGACTTGCGGATGACCCATATTACAATATGAGAGGTGATACTACAACGGCCGACGGCCAGGCTTGGGAAAAATTAAAAAATGATATAAAGGATTTAAAAAGGCAAGTACAAGAAACGGCTACTACCACACTTACAAATAATATAAACAAAATTGATATAATTTTAAATCCAGTTATTGCGGCTATGTCAGATAAGAGACCACAGCAGGATTTTGAAGATGCTACTCGTAAATTTGTAAATTTACGAAATGATTTTAGAATATATTGTTGTACGGATACTCAAATATTTGATATTATGAAAAACAATGCATTTGAATCATATGGTGATGTTTCAAAAACTTCTATATTATTACCAATAAAATACACTTTTAAAATTATGGGAAAGAGTGGAATTCGTAGAGGAGATATATTTAATATAGTTGGTATACCTGAAAGATATGAAAAAAATGGATTTTTTCAAGTAATTAATATTGAGCAAAACATTGATGGTAACTTATGGACAACTACTGTAACTGGACAATATAGGCAACACTTTGAAAAATAAATAATATGGAAACTGGATTAACAAATGTATTTTCATATGCAAAATTGGCATTGGACAAAAACTTACCTAGCGTAACACCGGCCAGACCTATATCATATTTTCCAAAACCAACCGATGGGGATTATTATAATGGATATATTGAAAGATATTTTATACAAAAGGCAAATGATATAAATGCACCTATTTTTGAAATAGAGGCAATTAACGCATCTAATGCAAACTTTAATGATTATTACTCCATTGTATCGGTACAATGGCGATTAACAGGAATACCTCAGGAAATTATGGAATCAAATTCAAATTCTGTAAGAGCAGCTACTACAACTATTCCAAACTTATCACATTATCTTTCAAATCTTTTACAATTCGCAAAAGTAAAATAATTTGGTAGTTTGAAATTAATTTCGTATATTTACATATTATATGGGGATGCCATGGACTTGATTGCAATGAGAATGGTAGTACCACACGTAGAGAGATGTGCTAGAGCTCTTTAAATCTGCGCAAACAAACAACTGACGAAATGTCAACTATGACCTTTGATTCTATG